AAGACCTCTCACGGTCCTGCTCTTATCTCCATATCAGTTTTTACTCCTGCAATGCTTTTTCTACTTTCGATCTCCAGAGCTTTGGCACGTCTTCAATTTTCCATGCCTCATCTGTATTTGGATTTGTAATCTGATTTTTGATTTTATCCACGTAAAAAGCTACCATTATGCCATACCTCCTTCTGCCATTGTGCCGACAATCTCCGCAAGATCTGCAATCGCTCCATCCTGCGTCTGTTGTCCTTTTTCCAGATTTGTTACACTCTCTTTTAGACTCTTTTCCTTTAACGTAACTGTGATCACGTCCCTTGTTGCACCTTCTTTGGATAGATATTCCAGTTCCCGTTCCTTTTCAATCTTTAAAATCTTAAGTTCTTCGTATCCGACAAA